AGCTCGGCGGCGGCCTCAATGTAATAAAGGCCGCCGGCGCCGGTGGGCACGGTCAGGGTATTGCTGCCCAGGGCGAACCCGCCGACATCCTCGGTGACGACCGGCAGGGTGACCGTGGTGAGGTTGGCATTACTGACCGCCTGATTGTCGGTGGTCGAGGTGAACGAGGCGTACAGCAGGGTCCTCGCGATTTCGCGCCAGGCGGTCCCATCGTAGGTTTGATAGGCATGCGTATCGGTGAGGTAGGCGGGCTGGCCCAGGATGGGGGCGGGGATCGCCGCATCGCGGGCGGCGGCATTCGCAAAAATGGCGGGGATTTGCTCCGAGAGGTAGTTATTCATGTCGTCGCTGAGCAGGCGCTCGAACGGGGCCCAGACTTTGTACGGCATGGCGCTACCCTACCTCTCGCTGTCGCTCGACTATCGCATCGACCGCAAACCCATCGGGGTCGAGGCTGACCCGCTGACCGAGCAGGTACACCGATTCATCGAGGACCGGTGAGGTTTCATCCCAGAACACTCGGAACAGGTCGCCATATTCGGCGCACAGCAGGGCGGCAACCTGCTCATTGACCGGGCGCAGGGTGCCGATGCGGAGCAGGGTCCGACCGAGCGCCATATCGCTGAGGATGGCCTGGGCCCAGTAATCGTACATATCCGCGGCGCCGACCGAGCTCGGGGCCTTGACAAAGGTGCCGACACTCGACCACGGCCCCCACCCGCCGGCATCGCGCATCCGGCAGCGCCAGTAATAGCGCTCATTATCGACCAGCGCGGTGCCCCCGTAGTTTCGGCTCAGGGCGCCGGCGGCGGTCAGGCCGGTCGTTTGATTCGCGATATTCCAATGAGTGACCGAGGCGAAGGTCGGATCGGTCGATACCTGTAGGTCATAGGCGGTATGGGCATCCCCCTCGGGATCCTTGCCCTGGGCCTGAAAACTCGAGGCGATTTGGGCGGGGCCGACCGGGCGGATGAGGGTCGGGGCATAGGGCGGGGCATTGGTTTCATAGGTGTACCGGAGTTCGGGCTTGATTGAGGTGACGGCCTGGGCGCTCCATACCTCGCCGGCATCGGCGGTCCCACCGGTTTCGATGAGGGCGACCCCGTACATCACCGCCCCACCGCCGGGCAGGCCAGTCGGGCCGACCACCGAATTGGGGGCCCAGGCGACCCCCATCGTGGTGATGTCGATATAGACCGCGCTCGCCGAGGTGGCGAGGTTGGCAGTCACCCCGCCGGTGGTCGTGCTGCTCGGGCCGGGATAGACCGCGGGCGAGGTACTCCACGATTCACCCGCGGTGTTCGCCGACCAAGCGCTGATGATGCGGCGCACGATCGCCTTTGGGGCCGAGCCGATGCCGAGGTGATTGCCGCCCCCGCCGGCGGCGGCGGTCGAGGTGAGCCGGAGCTCGACCTTTGTGATTTTGCGCATAGGGGTGAAAAACCCCGCGGGGAAGGTGAACCCGATCAGGCCGCGGAGGTCATAGCCCGAGGGCGAGGCGATGATCGAGAGGTGGGCATCCTTGCCGCCGCCCAGGCCGGCGCCACCGGGCGGCAGGGCCAGGATCGAGGAGCGGTCGGCGTAGACCGAGCTGACTGCCATCAGAGGTTATCGAATAGCAGGTCGGCCTCTTTGCCCTGATAGCTGCGCTTTTGGTGCGCGGCGATCGACTCCGCATCGAGGTAATCGCGGTCGGACCCCGGGTCAAAATCGATGAGGACATGATTCACAATCGCGATGCGCTTGAGCTCGCCCGAGAGGCTCGCCATCGCCACCCCCTCGCACCCGAGGGTGAGCACCTCGGTGGTCGGGCGCGGATAGCCGCGGGCCCGAAACGCAATCCGGCCCTGATGGTCGGCCCAAAAGGCGCCGAGCTCGGCATCGCGTAGGCGGGTGGCGGCCTCAAAGGCGGTGCCGACAAATTCCTCGGCGAGGCGCTTAGTGGTGGTCGCCCCGTACAGGATGCGCAGGTCGGCGGGCCAGGTGATTTGATCGAGCAGGGCGGTGAATTGCTCGGCGGTCGATTGCTTGGCCCAGGTGACCGATACGGCCTGCTGATGCAAGAGGCTCAGGTGGTCGGCGAGCTCGAGCACCGAGGTCGCATCGGCGGCCTCATGGGCGATATTGGTGATGACCCCGGTAAAGGCCGGCGCGCCATCGATCAGGATGCGGGCCGGATTGCCGATGCGGCTGATATAGGGGGAGTCATCATTCAGGGGGTCGAGCAGGCGGTTCGGGTCGGCAAGGGTGATTTCGGCGCGCCCGGTGGTGACATCGGTGAGGATGCCGGTGGGGGCCGGCGCGCCCCAGGTCCAATTGGCGGCGAGGACCTCGCAGGTGAGGTCCTCCATTGCCTCACCGGGCGGGGTCAGGATCGAGGTTTCGAGGTCGAGCTGATCGCGGTCGAGGATAAAGGGGGTGACCCCGACATCGGCCTGAATGGCGACCAGGGCGCCGGCAATGGTGGTCGGCATACCTCAACCCCAGGCCCGGAGCTGGCCCATTTGGCCGCCATTGGCGGCGGCGTAGCGGCGGACTGCGCGGATGACCGCATCGGGATCCGCGCCGGTGTTGACCGTCACCAGAACCGGGGTCGCGCCGAACCCACTCACCGCGCCCTTTGCCCCGCCGCCGGCGGCCTTTGCGCCCTGGGCCGAGCCGATGAATTCGCCGATAACATCGATGGCGGTGCTTAGGGCATCGATCAGGGGGCCCAGGACATCGAGCACGGTGCTAATGACATTCGCCAGGATTTTGAGGGGGATGACCGCGAGTTTGAGCAGGGGGATGAGGACCGGCAGCAGGTCTTTCACTAGCTCGGCGAATTGCTCGATGATCGGGATGAGGACCGGCAGGATTTCCTCGAGGACCGGGATAAAGGCCGAGCCGACCGTTTCGCCGACCTCATCAAACATGATGCCCATGCGCTCGAGGCCGCCCGAGGTCGAGCTCGCGTAGGTATCGGCCTGCCCCGCGGCGCGGCGCTGGGCCTCGGCGAGGACCTCGGTGGCGGTCAGGCCCTGCGAGGACACGCCGACCAGTCGGCTCAGGGCGGTGGCATTCCCATCCTGGGCCTTTGCCACGGCCTCGGCGGCGGTCGCGAGGTCGACATTTTTGAGGCGGGCGATGTCCTGCGCGGTACTGAGCAGGTCGGTCGCCTCGGCTACATCGCCGGTGGCCCCGACCAGAGGCACCATCGCATCGCGGATTTGGGTATCGGTAAAGGCGAGCGATTGGCCCGCCGCAATGGCGGCCTCGGTTTGGGCCTGCCAGTCGCCGACCGCGGCGCCCGAGGCCTGTATCGCCTGCTCGAGGCGGGCCTGCTCGGCGGCATCATCGGCGGCGGCCTTAGTCAGGTCGACCACCGCGGCGCCGACCGCGGTGACCCCGCCGACAATGGCGGCGCCCTTGAGGACCCCGCCCAGGCCGCCCAGGTTTGAGGCGAACCCATCGACCCCCTGCGCGCCATCCTTGAGGGCGGCATTGAGCTTATCGGCATTGCCGATGATCGCGACCGCGATCGTGGCGGCAGGACCGGCCATTAGCGGCGCCTCTGCCGGCGCTTACGGTCGCGGGCCTTGAGCTCGGCGGCGATCGCCTGGGCATCGCCGACCCGCATGCCGCGGATGACCTCGGGTGAGTAGCCGGTCGCAATCGCCATTTGGGCTACCCATCGGGCGCGCCGTTCGGCGGCGCGCCCGCGGTAGGGTCCGGGTCGCCGACCTCGACCTCGATCCGCCAGCGCTGGGCCTCATCCCAGGTGACCTCGGGCTCGGTGCGGCGGGCGATGACCCAGGCGAGGGCGACCAGGAATTTGGCGCGGGCCACCCCGCGACTGCGCATCAGGTCGGCGACCCCCTCGAGGTCGGTGTTGAGGACCTCGGCGGCGCTGAGCAATTCGCCGACTCCCAGGTTTTCGATATTCACCGCCTCGAGGGGCAGGACGAATCGGCGGGCGGGGGTGACCTTGAGGCGGGTGATGCCCGCCGCCTGGGCAGCCGGGGGGGATTCGGGTACCTCAGGCGGCGGGGCCTCAATCCGCCGGGTGCGGCGCTGTACGGTCATCAGAGGGCCTCGCGGTACAGGTCGGCGATGAGCTCATTGACCTGGCGCAGGTAGCCATCGGCGACCTGGGGAGCGAGCTCATCGCGGGCCCGGACCAGAAACGGATTAGGGTCGATATTTCGGGCGGGCCACCCCCAATGAATGGGACCGGCGTAGGGCACCCCGCGACTGCCGGCCCGCAGGCCGAGGGCCCGTTTCGAGGCCGAGGCTCGGATACTGCCGGCGAGCTCGCCCTCGCGCATCGGGGCCTCGGTGCGGGCGAGGGCGACCAGAGGCGCGGCGAGGCGCTGATGCACCTGCTTGAGGTCATCGGTATGGCCCGCCATATTGGCGAGGGCGCGCTGCAATTCGCGAGCCCCGGTGACCTCGATTTGTGGCCCTTTACCCTGGGCTGCCATGCGGCCCCCCTACGGGGTGGTATCGAGGACTGGCACGCCCTTGACCGGGAACACCATTTCGGAGGTGGCAAAGGTCGATACCTCGCCCCCGACCGAGGGGCGGGGAATGGTGACGGTCGCCTGCCATTCGGGGTTATCGGTGCTGATGGCCCCCGCCGCGGCATCGGGCCTAAATTTGACCTGGGCCTCTTTCCCGGCGTTTTCCCAACAGAACCGAGTAAACCCATCCGCCGACCAATCCTGTACCGCGGTGATATTTAGGGCGAATGACTCGCGGCCCAGGGCGCTAAATGACCCATCGGGGCAGAGGGTTTGATAGTCGATGACCTCCTGCTCAGGCACCAGCTCGACCGCGCTGACATGGCATTCATAGTCAAAAAAGGTAGCGGGTACATCGGGGTCCTGAATGCTGAAAAGGATCGAATTCAGGACCAGAGGATCGGCGGCGATGGCGACCATTTTGAGGCGATCCTTTCTAGCTGAGAATCAGGCTGCGGGTGATCGTAGCATCGGCGGCGAGATATTCGGTGCCGGCGATGGTGAGGCCGAACGGCTGCCCTATCGCAGTCACTAGCCAATGCTGGGGGATGAGGGCCGGCAGGGCCGCCTCGATGAGGTCCTCGAGGGCGGTGAGCGAGGCCCCGGCGGCGACCCGCCCGGTGATAAAGGTGACCGTGAGCTGCACCCGCCCATGCAATTGGGCCCCGAGCTGAGTGTTGGCGATGACCCATTCGGGGCCCGGCGACACGATCGCGGCGGGGGGGCTCACCTGGCCCTTGCTCGCCGACTCGCGCACGGATATGCCCTCATCCTCGAGCAGGCCGGCGAGCTCGGTTCGGGCGGTGCCCAGGGCGCTCATTACCCGATCATTTGGCGCAGGTCGCGGTAGCGATCGAGGATCGGGGCGACCCCGGCGAGCCAGTCGCGGGTGACCCGCAGGGGCATGCCGGTCAGGTCGAGGGCCGAGCTGATGCCGAGGGGGGCCTGCCGGCGGTGGTACATATCCGCCCCGGCGGTCAGGGTGGCGGTGAATACCTCGGGTGGCAGGGCGGGCAGAGGGGGGTCGGCAGGGGCGCCGACCCCATCCTCATACGCCCGCCCCAGGTAGGTGAGCACCGCGGCATTGGCGGCTGCCGCCGAGGCGATGACCCACTCATCGGCAGGGTTGCCGCCGACATGCTCGGCGAGCTGATCGGCGGTGATGATTTCGGTTAGCTGGCCCATCGGGTGGGGCCTCGGTTAGACGGCGGTTTCCTTGAGCGAACCGCGGCGGGCGCCGGCGGCGAGGTAGGCCCACAACCCCACCCGGATTGAGGCCGGGGCGCCGGCCCCCTGATCGAAAGTGAATCGGGCGATCGGCGATTCATAAATGATGAAATCGGAGCGCCGGCCCACGATTGCGACCGCGCCGACTCCGGCGGTGCCATCGGTCGAGGCCCATGAAAGGTTGACCGGCACCCCGAGGACCGAGGCCCCTGAGGCGGCGGCGCCCTGCTGCCCTGCCGCATTGGTCGGGCCGAGCCAGGGCATCAGCAGACGGCCCGCGGAATCGGCCTGCTTGAGCGCATTGGCAAACAGGGTCGGGCTCAGGAACAGACCCTCGGCCGGCATGAATCGGGCGACCTGATGCTGCACGACCATATCGACCGCGCCGGCATGCGGGGTTGCGGCGGTGAGGGTCACGCTCAGGTCGGTGCTGCCGGCCTCGACCACGGTTTTGACCGCGGTTTCGGAGGTTTGGGCATAGGCCTCGCTGAGGTCCTGAATGATCATCGCCTCGGCGGCGGGGTCGGCCCCATCGAGGACCTGGCGGGCGACCGCGGTTTCACCCCCGTACAGCAGGGGGGTAATCGTGGTCGGGGTGGTCGCAAAGTCTGATGCCGCGGGATTGACCCCCTCGGCTGACTGCACGGCTACCGTGGTCGAGGTGGTCACCTTTGGGTAAATCCGGGGGCGCGCATCGCTGATCGGGAACCGATCGAAGAATGATGCGAGGGGGCGCCCCTTGAGGATGCGCTCGGTAATCAGGCCGGGCATGTATTCCGAGGGGTAGGCACCGCCTAGCTCGGAGCTCAAAACATCGCCCGCCCGGGTCAGGAGCTCATCGACCGTATCGGTGAGGAATGCGTAGTGGCGATCCTGGCGCTCGCGGGCCTGGGAATCGCCCCGCCATGCCTGGTAGGCATCACTCAAAAACCCATGCTCGGAGCGCGGGGTGTAGATCATTTCGGGCCGGGTCACGCGCAGGGCGGGCGAGGTACTCCGCACGGCTGAGGCCTCGGCCTCGCGGCGCTGCGCCTTGAGCTCGGTGAGCTGCGCCGGCTCGGTCGGCGGGGTCGGCTCAGGCTCGGGGGCGGGCTCGGGGTTTGGGGTTTCCCTGAGCTCGAGCTGATCGGCTGTCATTGCGGTTTCATCCTCTCGAATTACTACCCGTGATGAATCATATGCCGGTGTCAATGCCCCGGCGATGGCGGCGACCCGGGCCGCACTATGGCGCACCGCGCCCCCTCGGGTTTTGATTGACCTGCCCAGGGGCGCCCACTCGACTGATACCCCATTGGCCCCCGCCTCAACCTGCTCGATATATTCGGCGGCCTCGGGGGTGCCCCGGAGCTCGGCCCGAAAGAGCAGGCCCTCCGGCGTATCAATGAGCTGGGTGACGCCCCCGATAAATTTGCGCCCGACATGATCGCTCAGAAATGGTAGGCGGGCGCCATCGCTGCGCCGATTCCAGCGCTCGGCCTCGGCGGCAAAGGCGCCGCGGCTGAAAATCTCGCGGTAACCGCCGACCGATTCCCACTCGACCTCATACGGCACCGCCATGCCCTCGACAATCCGGGGCCCATCCTCGGCGGGGGCCTCGGCGCGCACGGTAGTCGGGCTATCAACCCATCGGAGCTCAGGCATTTTCGGCACTCACAATCGCGGGGGGTGGGGCTGGGGTCGGGTCGGGTAGTTCCTGCGGCGGATACCCCTCGGCATCGCGCACTTCTTCGCGAGTAATCCACCCGCCACGGAGGGCCGACTCCCAGGCTTGATAGCGGGTGAGCTGCTCGCCGCGGGTCAGGGGGGTCGGGTCGATCCGCATGCGGCGCCCCGGCGGGAGCTCGCCCGAAATCGCATCCTCGATCGCCCGAATGTAATCGCCCAGGGTGTAGCGAATAAAGCTGAGGCCCTCCGATTCGGTGGTGCGGTAGGTGGTCGGGTCACCCGAGGGGGCATTCATGACATTGGTGGGTACGCCGAAATGGCGGGCGATATCGGCGACCATTTCGCGCCGGGCCTCGACCGCCGCGGCCTGAGTCGGGTTGGCCCCATATTCGGCGGCGCTCGCGCCCTTGCCCAGGACCGCGGGGTAATCGGGCCCCTTTGCGCGGCGCTCGCGCCATGCCTCGGCAATCACCTCGGATTGATTGCCGACTAGCTCGGCCTCGGTGGTCAGGACCGTTTGCGGCGACCCGCCGGCCTGCCAGTAGCGCGAGGCATACCCCTCGGCGGCGAGCGCCGAGCCGAGCGATACGCGGGCCAGGTGAATGAGGCCGGCGAGGTGGTCGGGAATCGTGGGCCATGCCGACCGGCGGATGATGAGGATTTCATCGGCGGGTACGATGCGCTGCGATCCGAGCCGATACTCGCTCGGGGGAATCAGGCCCCAGGCATCGACCGGGCCATTGGGCGCGATGGCCTGGGGCGGAATGGGGAGCAAGCTGAAGGGCACGCCCTCGAGGTCGCGACCCCCGACCCGCCAGACAAAGGCGGCATCGTAGAGGGCCATGGTGGCGGCGACCCGCCAGGCCCATTCGCGGCGGGTGAGCGATTCGCTGGGGGCGGTGACGATTCGCGAGGGTGGGAGCTCG